GGGGAGGTCGAGAACTTCGCCACCTCGGCCGACAAGTCGTTCGGGCTGAGCAAGCGGGCGGCCCTGGAGGCGGCCAACACGTTCGGCACCTTCGGCAAGGCGGCCGAACTGACCGGCAAGCCGCTGGCCGATTTCTCCACCCAGATGACCGGGCTCGCGGGCGATATGGCCTCGTTCTCCGGGACCACCCCGGACGAGGCGGTACAGGCGCTGGGGGCGGCGTTCCGCGGGGAGTACGACCCCATCGAGCGCTACGGCGTGTTGATCAACAAGGAGATGGTCAACCAGAAGGCCCTCCAGATGGGCTTGGCCGCGACCAAGGACGAGATCACCAAGGGCGACGAGGTCATGGCGACCCGCCAGTTGATCTTGGAGCAGACCGGGCAGGCGCAGGGCGACTTCGCCCGCACCGGGGACAGCGTGGCCAACTCGCAGAAGCGAGTGTCGGCCGAGACGGAGAACGCTCAAGCCGCGCTGGGGGAGAAACTGGCCCCGGCCTATCTGGTCGTGCTGAACGCGCTCAACCAAGTGATCACCGGGGTTACCGCGTTCATCGATGTGATCGGCAGGGTGATCACCTGGGTGGGGCAGTACAAAGAGCTGTTGGTGGGCCTGGCCGCCGTTCTGCTGATCTTGAACGCCCGGACGATCGCCTTTAACGCGGCGATGGCCGCACAGCTCGCGTGGATGTCCATCGTCAACATCCTGAACGCCCTACGGACCGCCTGGTGGGCCCTGAACGCGGCGATGGCGGCCAACCCGATCGGCGTGGTGATCGCCGTGGTCGCCGCGCTGGCCGCCGGGATCATCTACGCCTACAACCACAGCGAGACGTTCCGGGCCATCGTCGACAAGCTGTTCGCCAAGCTCAAGGAGTTCGTCGACTGGTGCGGTCCGGCCATCGAGGCGTGGGCGAGCAAGGTCGGTACCTCGTTCATGCAAGCCGTGCATGATCTTGAGGCGTTCGGGTCCGCGGTCAACTCGTGGATCGAGAAGATGCGAGTTTCCCTGGTCCAAGCCGGTACCGATATCGGCAACTGGGGAACCAAGATGAAAGACTCCCTGGTCCAAGCCGGTACCGACATGGACACGTTCGGGAGCAAGGTCAACGAACTGCCGGGCAAGGCCCAGGCCGGGCTCTCGAACTACTTCGGGATCTTGCAGGCCCAGGTGATCACGGCGTGGAACCGCACCCGTGACGGGTCGGTAGCGGCGATCAACACCCTGGTCACCGAGGGTGGCGCGCTGGTCGGCAAGGTGCAGTCGGCGCTGGCCCCGTTCGTCGGGATGTTGCGGGACAAGGTCATCGCGGCGTGGGAGGCGCTGCCCCCGGGCATCCGTCAGCCCATCGAACAGGTGGTGAACGCGGCGATCAAGATGGGCCGCGACATCATCAACTCGCTGGTCAACCTGCCCTCCCAGATGGTCCAAATGGGACAGGACATCATCGGCGGGTTGCTGCGCGGGCTGCAAGCGCGCGGCCAGGAGATCGTCACCTATCTGACCAACCTCATCCCCGGCCCGGTGCGCAAGGCGCTGGGCATCTCCTCCCCGTCCAGGGTCATGGCCGAGATCGGCGACCAGACCATGCAGGGCTTGATCAACGGGATGCAGGCGCTACTCCCGCAGGTCGACGCCACCCTGAGCAAGATCCTGGAGATCATCAACAGCGTGAAGTCGGCGCTGGGCATCCACTCGCCGTCGAGCCTGATGCACGAGATGGGCGAGTTCATCATGCAAGGGCTCGACCAGGGCCTGGAGACCTGGATCCCCAAGATCCAATCCACCCTGGACAAGGTGTTGAGCATGGTGCAACAGCACACCTCGGAGCTGGGCCAGGTCGCCGAGGACGGGTCCAAGGTGGCGGCCGGGTTCTACGACGAGATCATGGTCAAGGGAAAGATCTTCAAAAAGGGCGAGGCGGGCTACCTCAATGCGCTGGCCAAGGTGGCGCCCGGCCTGGTCGACAAGGCCAAACAGGTCGGCGGCGCGGTCGAGAACTGGTCCAACGCGGTGCCCGCCATCATGCGGGCCCTGCCCGGCCTCCAGAACATCGATCAACTGTTCTCCCGGGGCACCGGCGGGCGCATCGGGGTCAACGTCGGCAACCTGCCCAAGGGGGCCACGGATGCGCTGTACGCGGCCGGGTTCCGCGGCGACCCGACCGACAAGGCGGAGCGGATGTACGCCCCCGCCGGGGGGATTACGAACATCGACGCTAGATCGTTCGGGACGCAACTGCGACCCGAAGACGTCGTCGATCAGATCAAGTGGGCCAGCAAGATCGGTGGGCTGGTCAGTGCCTAGGAGGAGATCATGAACCCGCTACACGTCGTGCTGTTGATCCTGGCGTTCCTGTTGGCCGCCGGGGCCGCGTTCGTGGCGTCCCGTCCGCACCCGGTGGCCACCTACGGCCTGGTCCTGCTCTCGGCCGGGGTGGCGGTCTACTTCCTCGATCTGGTGCTGGTTGCCGCGCGGGTGTACTAGTGCGATCCACCCAGCAAGGCCAGTGGCGCGACCTCATGTTCGGGCCCGGCACCGCCTACCCGGTGACCGAGATCGACGGCATCGACGAACTGCCCGCCATCGAGACCGCCGACGTCGACCGACCGCAGATCGACGGATCATGGACCGGTACCGATCAGGTCGGCCCGCGGGTGATCACCATGTCCCTGGGCATCCAAGGTGACGACCCGGCCGACCTGGAGGCCAAACGGCAGGCGGCGCTACGCCTGCTCGGCCCGTCCCGGCGCGACGCCGAACGCCTGGTACTCACCGACGGGCGACAGGTGTACGGCAAGCTCCGCCGATCTTCGATGCCCACCGACATGGGCCACGACTGGCGACTAGGGGACATCCACCTCCAGTTCTGGTGCCCCGACCCGCGGGTCTACCTGTCGCCGGTGGGGCCCGGCTCACCGGGCGCACCTACAAACGCGGCTACACCGCGGCCAGTGGTGCCCCCAACTACGTGGCGCCCAAGGGCTGGCAGTACCCACCCACCAGTCAGGTCGTCAGCCAAGCCCAGATGACCAACATCGGCAACGTTCCGGCCCCGGTGGACTGCACGCTGACCGGGCCGCTGCTCAACCCGGCCATCGAGGTGGTCGGCCAGACCCTGTTCCCGATCAACGTCTCGCTCGGCGCCACCGACGTCCTGCGGGTCACCCGCGACTACCACGTGATCCTCAACGGGGTGGAGCGCCGCGACCTGATCGGCGTCGGAGCCCAGTGGCCGGTCATCCCACCCGGCACCTGGACGATCCGGCTGTTCGCGCAGTCGGGCAACGGGACCTGTCTGGCCACCACCCAGAGTGCGTTGCTGTGACCGGGTTCGGCGGTGGCACGTCCACCACGCTCATCGTGCGGGCCGTCCAGACGAAACAGGTCCTGGCCACCGCCCCGTGGTCGCGGCTGACCTACGAGTCCCGGATCAACGCGGCCGGGCCGCTCTCGGCCACCATCCCGGCGTTCGATGGCGGGCTGGTCGACGTGATGCTGCCGGGCCGGGTCATGATCGGCGTGCTGCGCGGCCAGATCCCGGTCTGGTCGGGGATCCTGTGGAAGCGCTCGATGAACCCCGACGGCCTGATGGACATCAGTTGCGACGAGATCATGTCTTACTGGGACCGGCGCCGGATCCGGCAGACCATGATCTTTACCCAGATCGACCAGTCCTCGATTCTGGCCACGCTGATCGACCTCCCGCAGCGCGACCCCTACGGCGGGCTCGGCGTGACCACCATCGGCAACGTGATCACCGGCCGCCGTCGGGACCGCACCTACTACGGGGCCGACCGCAAGTCCTACGGCGAGATGATCCGCAACCTGTGCGGGGTGATCGACGGCCCGGATATCAAGTCGAGCCCCGTCTACGCCAACGGCATTTGGTCCGACCGGTTCGAGGTGGGCTATCCGCGGTTGGGCCGCACCCTGGCCAACTCGCGCTTGACGTTCATCGTCGGGGTCAACTGCGAGATCGTGCAGTGGGAAGAGGACGGGGCCAGCTCGACCACGTTCATCGACGCCATGTCGACCAACACGACCGACGCCACCAACCCGCTGACGTCGACCTATGAGGCCACGTTCATGTACGGCGCGGGCTGGCCGCGCCTGGAGGACGCGCTGAGCTTCACCGACGTGTCGGTGCAGTCGACCTTGGACGAGAAAGCCAAGGCGGAGCAGGCGGCCCGGTCCGGCATCATCCTGTCGGTCAAGATCAAACTCCCGGACGCGGACGAGGATCCGATCCTGGGGTCCTACGGGGTGGGCGATGACTGCCGCCTGATCGTGCCCCCGGGCCCGGCGTTCGTGGACGGCTACGACATTCAGGTCCGCATCGCCGGGATCGCGGTCGACGCCGGACAACTGGACGCGGTGACGATCACCATGGTGCCCGCACTGCTGGACGGCACCGTGATCATCCCGAGGAGTGGGGGAACCTGATGACGCGCGTAGCTCGATCCGTCGACCTGGCCGAATGGCTCAACCGCACCGAAGAGAGGCTGTCCACGGCCGAGCGCCGGTTGGCCGCAGCGGCGCGACCCGCGGGCGGCACGAGCGCGGTGGTCACCGGGCCCAACCTGTTGCCCAACCCCGGCTATGAGGGCAAGCGCCTCGACGGTTGGGTGGTCCCAGAGAAAGGCGTGCTGGTCGGCGGACCGGAGGCGCTGGCCGGGGACTGGTCGTTTCGGATGAGCCACGTGGCGTCCACCCCCGTTGTCACGCGCGAGCGGCGCAGCTTCGACATCTCCCCGTATGCCTGGCGCAACTACACCGGGGCCAACGCGTTTAAACCGGCTACCGGCTCCGACGGGGTGGATCACGCCTGGCAAGGCCAGTTCGATGCGGTCGACGGCAACACCCGCTCTTACCTCTGGTACGACCCGGCCGGGTTCGCCGAAGCGGTGGGCTCGATCGCCGGGGACTGGGAATCCTTCGACCTGTTGATCTTCTGGGAGCACTGGTACTGGTCCGAGGGCGGCACCGCGGTGATCGGCGCGCACACCGTGAGCACCCCGCCCGCCATCGGCGCCATCGGCCCCACCACCAACTCGTTCCCCGATCTGGTGCGTTTCCAGTGGCCCGGCCGAGGCATCATGGGCTCCTGCAACCTGATCAACATCGGGGGGATCGCCGACCGGATCCGGGACGGCACGCTGCGCGGCATCGAGCTGGGCCCCGGGCCGACCACCAGTAACACCTACTACGGGTACGCCCGGCCCTACGATGCCCGGCTGCGCGCCACGTTCATCAAGACGACCAGCATCAGTATCACCGGGCTGTCGTCGGAGGTTCGGTCGGTGGGCATGGGCGTGTCGGGAAACAACGTCAAGTGGAACGCGCAGGTAGCCGTCAAATCGACCGTCCCGGCCACCGCCAAACTCGGCGTGTGGTGGCGCAACGCGGCCCAGGTCGTGACCGATGTGGACGTGGCCACGGTCAACCTGGGGGCCAACGCGACCACNCCGATCGCNGGCACCACCGGGGCCGCATTCTCCGACGTCGCCGTGGACCTGGGGATCTACCTCAAGGTCACCGGCGCCCCACCGTCGGACGGATCCGGGACCACGATCCCGTGGAACTACACCGTGGACGACTGGATCTTGCGGCAACAGATCGCCGGATAGGAACAGGCTATGACGCTCAAGGCTCTCTACCTGCAAACCAGCGCCTACAACGCGCTCGATGACCGGATGATGGCCGGGCTCCTGCTCGACACCGGGGCCGACCCGCTGTCCGGGATCGGCCGGATCATCGCCGGGTTGCTGACCTCCGCGCAGGCCACCCCGAACATGACGGTGGCCGTGTCCCCGGGCCGCGCGGTGTGTCCCACCCCGGCCTCCGACGGCGGCGGCTACGCGATCATGAACGATGCGGTGCTGAACGTCACCGTTCCCCCGGTGTCCACGCTGCCCCGGGTCGACCTGATCCTGATGGCGGTCGACGATGCCGACTACTCGGGATCCACCTATGTCCCCAAGATCTACTGCCTGACCGGCACCCCGGCCGCATCTCCGGTCGGCCCGGCCCAACCCGCGGGCACGCTGCTACTGGCCACGCTCAACCACCTGGCGAACGCCACGTCGGTGGTCAACTCGGCCATCTCGCGCAACCTGTGGACCAGCCACGAGGCCGAGTATTACGCCAGCACCATCCAGTCGATCGCCCCCGCCGGGGACCGGCCGCTCATGTTCCCGGTGGCGGGCTCGATCACCGCGGACGTCACCAAGGGCATCGCCACCGGCGGCTCGACCGCCGACGCCAAGTTCACCGTTACCCGGGACGGCGTTTACACGATCGAGGCGGGGTATCGGATCAACGGCATGACCGACGGCACGTCGGCGGGGATCTGGCTGGGCCTGGACGGCACCGCGGCATTCCGGTTCTGTGGCAGCTTCACCACCAACGCGGTGGTGGCCAACACGGCCAACCCGGGCGCCAACGGCGCCACCCAGGAGTGGTCGATCTCCTGCACGCGCCGGTTCGGGGCCGGGACCGCATTCAACGTCTACGGCTGGCACAACGCGGCGGCGGCCCGCAACTCCGAGCCGCTGGGCCAGACCAACCACATCCGGATCATCTGGCTACGCCCCTAGGGCCGGGTTGGCCCGAACCGCTACTGTGATACTGCGTGTAAACAGCCTGTCAGGAGGCCCGCATGCCGATGTGGAACGATCTTGATCGAGCGTTGCAGGGTTCCGGCCTCATCGTCAAGATCGGCTATAACAACTGGAAGAACTACGGGCACGGCACCCCCGGGGCCGCGGAAGGCGTGACCTGCCACCACACGGCCGGGCCACCCACCGGGGACACGCCGAGCCTCAACACCGTGGTCTATGGCCGCTCGGACCTGCCCGGCCCGCTGTGCAACCTCTACCTGTCCCGATCCGGGGAGGTCTATCTGGTGGCCGCGGGCATCGGCTACCACGCCGGGAACACCGTGGTGAGCTGGGGCGACAACAACTCCGGAATCGGCATCGAGGCCGAAGCCACCGGGGTGGACGCCTGGCCGCAGAGCCAATACGACGCCTACGCCCGACTGTGCGCCAGCCTGGCCGCCTACTACCGGATCCCCCTGGATCATGTGGCCGGACACAAAGAGGTCTGCGACCCACCCGGGCGCAAGATCGACCCGAACTTCGACATGAACAAGTTCCGCGAGACGGTCCGCGCGGGTGGTGGGGTGCCCGCACAGGCGGCC